AATCACGTACTAGAGATTTAGCTGAAAAGAAACTAGGATTAGCTGCAAAAGAACGATTAAAAGAGCTTTGTAAAGGTTCTTTCAAGATCAAATCGCTCGGCAAAGGCAAGTACGGCCGCATACTCGGTATTCCTTATACAGAAGATGGTGAAGATATTTGCCAAATGTTGATAAAAGAGGGACATGCAGTAGAATATCACGGTGGTAAGAAAGTAAAAGTATGGGGAGATTACTGATGAATATTTCAGAAGAAGGTTTGTCACTTATAAAGAAGTTCGAGGGTTGCGAACTAAAAGCCTATAGATGTGCTGCAAATGTTTTGACTATTGGTTACGGAACAACAAAAGGTGTCACCGAGGATATGGAGATAACCAAAGAAGAAGCAGAGTCAATTCTAAAAGAAGAAATGCACGAATATGAAGGTTATGGTCAAAGTGCCGTTAGAGCAAAACCAGTTTGACGCGATGGTATCTTGGGTATTCAATCTAGGCAGTACAAACTTATCTTCTTCTACTTTATTGAAAAAATTAAATAATTCAGAGTATGATGAAGTTCCAAGCCAGATAAAAAGATGGAACAAGGCAGGCGGTAAAGTGCTTGATGGTTTGATTAGGCGTAGAGAGGCAGAGGCTCTTTTGTTTGAAGGTAAAGAATGGGAAAACGTGTAGATGCCATTTACAAAAGTACAATTTAGACCTGGTATATATAGAGAGGGAACTGCTTACGATAACGAAGGCGGTTGGTTCGATTGTAACTTAATTAGATTCAGAGATGGCAGAGTAGAAAAATTTGGCGGTTGGGAAAAACTATCAAGTCAAACATTCTTAGGTAACGCAAGAGCATTACACAATTGGTTAAGTCTTGGCAGTAATTTGTATCTTGGTATCGGCACTACTGTCAAATATTACATAAAAGATGGTGATAACTATAACGACATTACACCGATACGAAAAACTTCAACCAACAGTATAACTTTCTCTGCAACAGATGGCTCTTCAACTATTACGGCAACTGATAGCTCACATGGAGCAGTACAAGGTGATTTTGTCACTATTTCAGGTGCAGTCAGTCTTGGTGGCAATATAACTGCTGCTGTTTTAAATCAAGAATATGAAATAGCTACAACACCTAGCGCAAATACATACACTTTTGTCGCTAAAAATACGAGTGGTGTGACTGTAACAGCGAACGCAAGTGACTCTGGCAACGGAGGCAGTGGAGTTGATGGTAGTTATCAAATAAATGTTGGTCTTGATGTATATGTGACATCTGCTGGATGGGGTTCTGGCACTTGGGGTGCTGGAACTTGGGGTTCGACAAGCGCACTATCAGCTAACGGACAACTAAGATTATGGACGCACGATAATTTTGGCGAAAATTTAATTATAAATCCTAGAGGTGGCGGTATATACAGGTGGGTAGAAAACGACGGAACATCTACAAGAGCTGTAGAGCTTGCAACGACGACAGGTGCAAATTTAGTTCCTACCGTTGGATTACAGGTACTTGCATCTGAAGTTGATAGGCATTTAGTAGTATTAGGTGCTGACCCAATATCAGGCAGTACGCGCACTGGCGCAGTTGATCCGATGTTAGTCGCTTTTTCCGACCAAGAAAACGAACTGGAATTTGAACCATTAATCACTAATAGTGCAGGTTCTGTAAGGCTATCAAGCGGTTCTCAGATAATCGGTGGCGTAAAATCTAGGCAAGAGATAGTAATATTTACCGACACATCTGTATATAGCATGCAATTTGTGGGGCCACCATTTACTTTTGCTATTAATTTAATAAATGAGGCTAGTGGATTGATAGGGCCAAAAGCTGCTGTCGTTGATGAAAGTGGCGTATATTTTATGAGTTATGGTGCTTTCTACGTCTATAACGGTTCAGTACAAAAATTACCTTGTTCCGTTAAGAATTATGTTTTTTCGGATATAAACGACGGTCAAGCATTTAAGATACATGCTTTTACAAATCTTGAACACAACGAGGTTGGATGGTTTTATCCATCATCATCTAGTACAGAGATTGATAGATACGTAATTTACAATACGCAAGAAAAAATTTGGTATTACGGTAATTTATCTAGGACTGCTTGGTTGGACTCTGGTGTTGTCAGCTATCCACAAGCTGCAAGCAGTAACCACATATTCCAACATGAGGTAGGCTTCGACGACGATGGTAGCGCGATGACAGGTGTGTTTGTTGAATCAAGCGATTTTGCAATCGACAGTGGCGAAAACTTTACTTCTATATCTTCTTTAATACCAGATATAAAGTTTTTACAAGATCAAAACGGTGGATCTATCAATATAGTAACCAAAGTAAGAAACTTTCCAGGTGACTCTCTCACTACGGAAGCAACATCGGAAATTAGTTCATCTACGCAAAAAAAAGATATAAGAGCTAGGGGTAGGCAAGCAGTTCTACGTGTTGAATCAAACGACGATCAATCTGGAAATGGCAATTTATCAATCGGGTGGAGATTAGGTACAACTAGGTACAATATAAGACCAGATGGTAAAAGATAATGGCGAAGCTCTTAGAGACTCGTCTGCCAATAGAATCAAACGATTTTACCAGAAGAGAGATATTTAATAGATTAGTAAGAATATTAGAAATAAACTTAGGTAGTTTTGATCCCAATAACACACCGCAGTTTAACGATCAGCAAATAAGCACTTTAGCTTTTAAACAAGGTGATGTAATATGGAACACATCTATTGGCGTGTTGCAAGTATATACGGGCAACAAATGGATACAGCTTCATAATCCAGCTAATCCACAAGGATATGAACTGCAAGCAAATATAGGGAGTGTTTCTGTCAAAACTAATGGAAATATTTCTATAAATGTGTGATATTCCTAATAATATTATGTGGCTGAAAAATATATGTTAAGTACCATAACAAACGCAATAACATCTGTCTTTAGTAATAAAGCAGCAAAAGACGCAATCATAAATGCAGCGATCACCAAAGTTGCAGGCGGTTCTGACAGAGCAGCCATTGCAACTGGACTAGGCACTTTCTCCTCTCAAGAATATGGAATACCAGGAATACCAGATTTTCCAGGAACGCCACCAATCAATCCCAACGCTCCTGATGTAAGAGATGCTTACGATCTAACAGCAGCAAATAGTATAAAAATAGCAATAGATGCAGCAAGAGAAAAAGGTGATTTGGAGCAAGTTGCAGTTCTACAACAAGAATTAAAAAAATATGAGAAACCAAAAACACCAGAGTTTATAAAAAATATTGGTGATTATTTTGGTTTCGGTGGATTAGAAGATCTGAAAGAAAAATACCTAGATAAAGATAGTGCATTCAGAACGCCACTAGGAGAGGGTTTGCCATCGCCATCAGGTTTGGCTTTGCCTGCTTTACTGGGTTATATGGCGTATGATTCAGCAAAAGATAGAAAAGGCGGTATTGCTCTGACTCCACAAGTGATGATGGACTCTTTAGGTAGATACCAACTAGCAAGCGATATGGGAACTGGCGGTACAAGAGCAGAATTTGGTCTTGGGCCAAAACCCTCAGTTTTAAATGTAGCTGGTGGCGGTGAGATCAACAGACAATATTTTAGTGAAGGTGGTATTGCTGAACTTGATATGAGAGATGGTGGAGAATCAGCAGGCCCTGGAACTGGCACATCAGATGATATACCAGCGATGTTAAGCGATGGTGAATATGTGATGACTGCAAAAGCAACTAAAGGAGCAGGTGCATTTGATCTATCAAAATCTGATTCAGGCATTACTTTAGTAAAAACAGATAATCCAGACAGAGAACGCGGTGTAGCAAACATGCGCGAGTTAATGAATATATTTGAGGAAATTTAATGGTAGTTCCAAAGTCAATGAATCCTGTAGTTTACAGTCCTGTACAAACTAGAAATATTTCCTCTGATCCATTTGTAAGAGAAGCATATTTTGGCTCTCCTGATACTCCAGGAATAATCTCTCAGGCTATTGATGCAGCAAATAGAGTATATGGTACACCTACCCCTATACAACAAACAGCAGGCTTATCGCCATTAGAATTAGAAGCGATGCGAGGAGCATACGCAGGTGTTGGTTCTTTTCAACCATTTTTAGATGCAAACCAAAGAGCAATACTAGAAGGTATTGGTTTGACTAGAGATGCAACTGGTATAGCGAGACAAGCTGCTGATATGCAGTTTGACCCATCAACGATGATTCAAGACTATTTTGATCCATATGAAGACAGAGTGGTACAGCAGACAATAGATGATGTTTTCAAAGCTGGCGAGATGGCAGATGTTGCACAAAGAGCTAGAGACATCCAAACTGGCGGTGAGTCAGCATTTGGCTCAAGAGCTAGATTGACAGCAGATGAAAGAAGAGCTGCACTTGGTCGAGGACTCGGACAGGCACTTGCAGGCATACGTTCTGGTGGATTCAGAGATGCTAGAGGCGCAGCGATGGGTGAATTTGGTAGACAAAGAGCTGCGCAAGAAAGATTTGGAGCTACTCTCTCTGGTGCAGGCAGAGGAATAGCTGGATTAGGTGCATCACTTGGAGGTTTAGGTAGAGAAGCTGTAACACTCGGAGAAAAACAACGAGCAGAATTAGCAAGATTAGGTGGTACTGCTAGAGGTGTTAAAGAAACAGGACTTGGCAGAGCATTTGCAGCTCAGACCGCAGATAGATTTGCACCAACGACTGCTGCAAGTTTTGTCAAAGGTTTCTTACCAACGTATGAGAGTGGCATGAGAAGTGCGGATGTTACTTACTCGATGCCAGTAGATCCAAGAGCAGAAGGTATAGGAACATTTATGAATGTTTACAGTCAATTGCAACCTAAATTAGGACAGCCTGCGCCACCTTTTAATCCAACAGAAATTGATCTTGATGCTTTACCTAAAATGAGATTACCTACTGATACTATGATGGATAACCCCCTAAATCCATATGGTGCGCCACAAAGAGTTCCTCCTTATAATCAAAGTCCATATAACGTATACGCATGAGTGTATTCAACAGACAATTATTTAAACAAGGTGGCGAGGTTTTAGAAGTACGCCAGACTGGTTCACAGTTAAATCCGAAAGAATTTACTTTTATTTTAGATTATATTGACGGACAACCTGTTGCCATAAAAAAACAAACACAAGGTTTGGGTCAAACAGAAGATGAAATAATTCCCATACAAACAAATTTATCAGCTTCTGGCGATCCAAAAGAAGCATTTGATGTCATGCGTAAAAATGAAATGTTAACGTCTGCGCGTTATACTGCGATAGGTTTACCAACAGTTATACTAGGAGGAAAAGGTATAGTTGGAAGCAGGGTTGCGAGTGCAACTTTGCCATATTTACAAAGAACTATGAACTTCTTAGGTAGAAACGTATCGCCAATAAATTTTAGACCTTTTGGATTGGTTGGGCCTACAGCACCAGCAAGTTTTATTAATCCAACAGGTTCTATCGTAACAGGTACAACGGCAGCTTCTATTGGAACAGGTGCAGCTATGACAACTCCTGAAGATGTTGCTCAAAGTGAAGAAGGACAAAAAATTGCTGCAGAAATTCAAGAGTTAGAAAGGCAATCAGGTATTACTGGTAGAACCAGTTACGAAGCTGCAATAAAAAGCGCAATAGAAAAAGCAGAAGCAGGTGAAATACCACCACCTGTAAAAACAGTAAAAATTGGCGTAGACGGTAATGAAGTATTAGAAACTGAAGATGGTGTGCCTTACAGAGAACAAGTAAGAGTGTTGCGTGACAAAATGAAAGAATTGTATGGAGAAGACAGTCCACTTGCAGAAGAATTTTTGAAAAAACCACAACAAAAAAGCATAGACATCGAAGAAATAGGCGAAGACGAAATAGCTAAGAAAAGAACAAGAGAAGAATCTCTTGAGAAATTTGGCGTGGATACAACAGAATTAGGAAAAGAAAAAGAAGTACCATTATTACAGAACAAAAATTTCTTAGATTTGATGAGAAATATTGGTATTAAAATGGTAGAGACTGGCGATTTAGGGCGTGGCATATCTCTTGGATCTGCTGAAGCCTTGAAAGAAGGACGTGCTGAAGAGTTACTAGATGAAGAAAGACAAGCTGAGTTGGATAAAATATATACTCAATACGGCCTTGATAGAAGAAATTCTTTGGATGTAGCAAGAGCAGAAGCAATATATAAGCAAGGTGAGTTAGAAGAGTTTCAAATGAAAGAAAATATTAAAACCAGAAACGATTTAGTAAATAACCCAGAATTATCATCTAAAATGGCAGATGCTGTCCTATCTGCTGAAACTTCTGATGTTGCAATTAGTTATCTGAAACAAGCAAGAGCATTAATCGAAGCAGGAGACGTGACTGGTGTATCACCAGCAATTGAAGAGGCAGTTAACAAAGCGTTTAGATTTTTAGGAAAACCAGTTCCGCTAAGTCCAAGAGAAAAAGCAAAAGGATTATTGGCTTTTGTAGCTAAAGCAGACGTAAAAGAATTACTTGGTGAAAGCGGTAGAACTATTTCAAATATTGATAGAGAAATAGCAGCAGAATTAGTTGGTGCAATAAACTTAAAAACAGGTAAAGAAGATGTTCTTGAGCAACTAGACAAGTCTATCGGTAAGTATGAAAGGGTTTATAAGAAAAACATAGGGATATACAATGGTTACGAAAGTTTATACCGAAGATTTGGATTAGTACCACCACATCAATTGGGAAAAAGTCTCGACGAGACTAGGGGTCAGCCAATAGCAAGAATCAAGGCAAGTGATTACACATGATTTATCAAGTCGAACTTGACGATGGAAGAATAGTTGAAGTCGAAGCTGAACCAGGTCAAGAAAAACAAGCAGCACTCGCTGCAAAAAGATACGTAGCACAAGAAGCTGCTGGTAAATTTATTAACGAAGACTCATTCGATTACGAGACAGGTATAAAAAACGCTAGTCTCAGAGCGCAACTTGATACGGCAGAAACCATTCTTGAAAAAGAAACGGTATTACAAGGATTTGTAGGGTCTGATGGTTTCATTAGAGATGCAAACGGTAAACTTGCGATCACACCAAAAGGTCAAAGAAGACTCGATCTCGTACCATCAAAAAAGAATATCATCATTGATGAAGAAGGATTTTCTTTCTACGATTTTGCTGACTTTGCAGGGACAGTAGGCCCAATAGCAGGTGCAATCGCTGCTTTATCTCCACAGGGCAGGGCGTTAAAGGTGCTCACACCCATTTTAAAAAATAGAAGATTGGTAAACGTCGCTGCAACTGCACTCGGTTCTGCAGGAGGTAAAGGCGTTGAAGAGGCTGCCGAGCTTATTAAGGGAACGCAAGAACAAGACGCAGCAGAAATAGCAGGAGAACTAGCAGTAGAGGGTCTTATTGGTGGTGTTTCTCAAGGTATTTTTGAAGTTGGTGGTGCAGCATTTCACGCGATGTTGGGCAGAAAAGCACCCATAGTAGATGTTGATATAGCCAGAGCAATAGCTTCAGGCGCAGATCCAGCAGAATTACAAGCCTTGAATAAAAGCCTCGGTAGATACGCTACATTCGACGATATAAAAAAAGCACAAGCTGATGGCACTATAAAAACATACACACCAGCAGCAGTATCTCAAAGAGCTTTGGGAAGAGAGATACCTGGTAGATTGCAAGCTGCTGCAGAAACTGTATTCGGCAGAAAAGAAAGAGACAACAAACTCATACAATACGGTAGCGAAAGGCTGACAGCACTTTTAAACTCAACGAATGATATATCTTTATCAATAGATGATTTTGGTTCAAAAGTTACTACTGGTCGAGTCACCAAAGCTGATGTAGACGATTATTTAGATGGTCTTAGGATAGATGGTGCAAAAAGACAGCGAGAGTTAGAAGAACTGATTGCAAATGAAGTGAAGTTAATAAACGAAAATGCTTTGTTAGGCTCTCCAGATAGACAAGCTACTGCTATAAGTTTAAGAAATAGAATACAGTCTGCATACGATAACCTTTTTGGACAAGGTGGAGACGATGCAATCCAAGGGGAAATGGTGAAAAGAAGTAGAATCATAGACGATTACCTTGAAAAAAATGGTTTAGATGCAGTAAATTCAGACATACTGTTAGAAGTAGACTCAATAAAAAATGTCATCAATAATATAAAAGTCAAAAAACCATTTTTAGATTTATTAACACAAGTCGAAGGTGCATCTTCTGGGACAATTGCAAGAATCGAAAAAATTATGCAAAGCTTTGATGATAAAGGTGGCGTGAGCATAGAGTCATTAAATGATTTAAGAGGCACTATACTTGTATTAGAAAGAAATGCTCCTGTTGGAATGGAACAAGTAGGTCACGCATTGAGACAAATAAAAAGAGACGTTGAAAATACATTCGACAAATTAGCAGATGGCAAACTTATTGCGCATGCAGCAAAATATGTAAAAAAACCTGGCAGAAAAACAGAAAAGCCTGGAGTACAGTTTTCAAAAGGTTTTGAAAGAAAATTCAAAATTGATTCTGCTAGTTTAACAGATAAAGATGCACTTGAATCTGTTATCACAAGAAGCGGTGAAGAAACTGTACAAGATGCAATAACCAACGCTGCTAAGATGATTAAAGAGTACAACACTAAATATAAAGAGGCTAGAAGACCTTTCAACAATCTTTTAGTCAGCAAAATAAGAAAAGATACTAGCACAGGTGCTGTAGACGTTGATTTAATTTACAAAGAAGTAATAAAAAGAGACAGGCCAGAGATTTTACGTGCTGTTCTGGAAGCAATACCTGATAATTTTACAGACGTAGGAAAAACTGGAAAGTTAATATATGGGACTAGTGGTGGCAGGGAGATTGCAAGAAAAGAGTTGCAAGAAAATTTTATACGAGAAGCAGTACACAATAGCTTAGATGAGTTTGATCAAATTAACCCTGTCACATTTGCTAAATTTTTTGAGACACAACTTGGATCTACACGAAAAGAACTTTTCAAAGATTTTACAGATTTAGATAGAGTGCTTTCTGACTTTGCTAGAATAAAAAGACCACTCAAATCAGATAAACTTGAAGTAGCACTAGACAGAGTTAAATCAGACGGCCTAAGAAAAACTTTAGATGATCTCATCAACGCTGAAAATGCAATCCACGTTGCAGAAAAAGATAGATTACTCAGACGTATTACATCAGCAGAGCCAGATGAAATAGTGGATATTTTATTCAGAGATGGACAAGGCGAAGCTATAAGGAGATTACGAGATGGTAACATCATCA